GAGTATAAGCTGTAGCGTAATGGGAGGAGAAGGAGTCAGTTAGTGACCGACCTCTCCTTTTTGTTTTACCGGAAATAATTTTGAAAATATTGTTGACTACGCGAAAATATCGCGTATAATACAACTCATCAGGAAGCACAAAGCAAGCCTGAACAACCTAAAAGGATGAATCAAAATGGCTAAATACTCTTACTCCTACGCTTGCGGTCATGGTACTGGAAGCGTATCTCTTTTCGGCAAAAGTGCCGACCGCGAACGCAAACTGGCTTGGTACGAGCAAAACATGGTTTGCCCCGAATGCTACAAAAAACAGCAAGCAGCCGCCGATGAGGCAGCCGAACAGGTTGCCGTTATCAAATACCGCATGGGCTCGGTGCCGTTGTTTTCCGTGGTGGTACACGGCAGAACCTTGGCAAATAAAGAATCCCTGAAAGCATTAGGTTTTTGCTTTACCCACGACGAAAAAGAAGGATTGGCCGGAGTGTTGGCTACGAAAGAGCCGCCCAAGGCATGGCAAAAAACTTTTGAAGCTAAGTCTGAAAGCGAACTGATGGAAAAAGCCGAAGCCATCATCCAAGAAATCGCCCCGCTCGGCTACCGTTTGGAGCAGCCGGCCAGCAATGTGCTGGATATGGCGATGCTGCGCCACCAATGGCAAAAAATCGCTGAAAAAGAAGCCTCAAAACCCCAATACAACGGCTGCTTTGACTTTTTGAAAGAGCGGCACGGCGCGGATTATGCCAAAAGCAGCCGCGAAGGCGGCAAACCGTGGAACGGCAAAATCTACGGCCGGCCAGGCAGCTACAATTACTATGTGGACGACACCAAACACAGTATGACCGATGAGCAAAAAGCAGCCATCGATGAGTACCGTGCCGCCCTGCAGGCTTGGCGCGAACAATAAACCATCCAACCGGCGGGGAGCCTACAGCAGACCCGCCCCTCCTTAAGGAGCAACCATGAGCTGGTTTAGTAATTGGCTGTCCCGGCCGCCCCGTTTTCAGACGGCAGCTGAGGAATACCTGTCTGTCAGCCTCGCCAAGTGCTGTCCGGAAATGCAAAAATACACCCGCTACCGAATGGAGCGGTATGTGTATCCGTTTATCGGGCAGCAGCGTATCCACCGCATCACACCCATGCAAATCATCCGCTGCATCCAAACCTACGAGCAAGATGCGCCGTCGCAGGCACGGCGGCTGTTGCAAGTGGTATCAGGGGTGTACCGATATGCCAAGGTGCAGGGCTGGTGCCGCTACAATCCTGCCGAAGGGCTGGGCATTGCGCTAAAACCCTATACTTACAAGGGCTTTAGCTTTATCCCACCGCAGGATATGCCCGAATTTTTGGCGGCGGTGGATACCCATACCAATATCGATGCCGCCGCGCTGACTGCCTTTTGGCTCATTGTCTATACCGCTGTTCGGCGCGGCGAGGCGGTTAATGCAGCGTTGCCTGAATTTGATTTTGCGACGGCAACATGGACGATCCCTGCAGCGCGGATGAAAATGAGGCGGCCACATGTCGTCCCACTCGCGCCTCAAGTTGTGGATTTGTTGTCTGCTTGGCTGGTTGAGCGAACACGGCGCGGAATTGCCGGAGACCTTTTATTCGGCGGCATCGGCGGACACCGACCCTTGCACGTTATCACGCAGGCCGGATGGCGGGACAAGATGACGATACATGGATTCCGCAAAGTTTTTAGCACGCACGCCCACGAAAGCGGGCTATGGTCAGTTGATGCCATTGAATTGCAGTTGGCCCATATCATTAGCGGTGTACGCGGCGTTTATAACAAGGCAATGCTGTTAGACGAGCGCAGACGGTTGATGATTTGGTACGCGGACGAGATAAACCGATGGCGCGCCATCGGTCGCGGCGGATATAATGGCTCCTAAGGAGGAGTTAATCTATGCACCACACTGTCATTGAGGCATACCGTCGTCTTTTGTTTTTAACCGTTTTGGAGGCAGCCAAAACGGTTGCCTGTACATCTGTACGTCCTGATGGGGTGTCAGAGCGGGCTTGGCACCGATGGGAAAGTGGCGAAGGAGCCATGCCTGATGAGGTGGCGGAAAATCTGTTGGCCCTGATACGGCTCAGGCAGAGAGAGATAGACAGTATCGCCGCGCAGATTGCCGGCGGAACTGAGCCTATACTGACCGCCCCTAAAAAAGGGGCGGATGTATTGGAATACAAAATCAAATTGTCGGTTTTTGCCGAGGCAATGGCGATGGGCTGCAAAACAAAATAGGAGGCCGAATGAAATATCCCGAAGCAGGCTACACCCCTGCAAATTTAAGATTTGTGATGGACACATACGGGCTGACCCTTGCCGAAGTCGGACGACGGACTGGCACGGCGTTGCGCACTGTGCAAAACTGGGTTGCTCCGGTTGATGCCAAAGATCACTCAGGGATGCCGCACCGCAAGTGGGTCATGCTGCAAGACACGCTCAAATAATTCTTGATTATGCGAAAATATCGCGTATAATAGAACCCATCGGGAAGCACAAAGCAAGCCCGAAAAACCAAAAGGATTTAAAAATGAAAGATTTATTGGATAATGAAATGAAGCAGGCCGAACTCAGAAAAGTGGACGCTGAAATCGCAAAAATCATCGCAGATGCGCATAAGATAAATGCGGAATCGGTAAAAATAGCCCAAGAGGCTCGGTGGTATCCAATTATGATTGCTACTGGATTGATATCAGCCGTCGCCGCAACGATGGCGGTAGTAATTAAATTTTTATAACAAAAGCCCCCAAATGGGGGCTTTTTCATGTCTGTCCGTTTCGCAAAAAAAACAGCACCTTACTACAACATATAGTATTTTATCTGTATAATATGCTGCAATTAATCAATATATTGTGTTTTAGGGGTTTGAAATGCGCCGTGCGTTGATTGCGAAAATTAAAATCGCTCAAAAAGAGCTTGGTTTGGATGATGCGACGTATCGCGCGGTCTTGGAGCGTGTGACGGGCAAGCGGTCGTGTACCGAGTGCAGTATCCCCGAGCTGGAGCGCGTGGTCGAGGATTTGCGCCAACATGGGTTTACGCCGAAAAAGACGGCGGGACAACGACCGAACCGCCGCGATTCTGCCGATCCGATGATGCGCAAAATCGAAGCCCTGCTGCTGGATAACGGCTGGACTTGGAATTATGCGCACGGTACGGCGAAAAAGATGTTTAAGGTTGACCGCGTGGAATGGTTGTCTGACGGCAATATGCACAAGCTGGTGGCGGCGTTGCAGATTAGTGCGAACCGCAAGAAAAAGGAGAAAACGGGATGAGCTTAAATTGGGAGATGACGGAGCAGGATTTTGCTGATGTTAAACATCTGCTGCCGCACAGTGTGGTGGCGCTGATTACGGTCATCGGGCTGGAGGCGGCGTTTCACATGGTTAAGGTTTGGGGCGGGACGAATTACCCGATTTCCAACCGCCGCCGCAATACGCGCCAGAGCCGCATCTTACACGCGCAACTGGTCGAGGACATCGGCGAGGAGGCTGCGGGGCGGTTGGAGCGTGCCTATGTCGGGCAGCCTTTCTTAGCCATTCCTCGTTGCTGGGACGCGATGCGCGAGCTGCGCAACCGATTTATCCGCCGCCAATATGATGCGATGAGCGCGGAGGGTTTGAGCGATTTGTTTATTGTGCGCGAGCTGGTGTTGGCGCATAAGTTGTCGACGCGGAATATCCGATACATTTTGAAAGAGGCTGACCGCGAAGCGGCAGCAAGGGCGCAGGCGGATTTGTTTGCGGCTTAGTTTTTGTTGTGCTTGTGTTGAGAGTGGACCTTTTACCCTGCCTTCGGGCGGGGATTTTTTTGCCTTTATTCCGCTGAATGCAAGCCTGACGGGGCTTGGGGGTCGTCTGAAAAGGTTTAATGGGGTTTTCAAACTATCCTTTGTTTTTAAATTATCCATTTGAGGTATTTATGGCTCAACAAAAAGAACCCCCTTGGATTGCCGAAGCGCGAAAGTATATCGGCCTCGCTGAAGTCCCCGGTAAAAACCACAATCCAATGATTTTGAACTGGCTTCACGGCTTGAAGGCTTGGTGGAAAGACGACGAGACACCGTGGTGCGGCGTGTTCGTCGCTCATTGCCTGCGAATCGGCGGGCGAGACATCCCGAAGGATTGGATGCGCGCCAAAGAATATGCCTTTGCCGGTAAACGCCTGTCAAAACCTGCTTATGGCTGCCTAGTGGTGTTTACGCGCCAAGGCGGCGGTCATGTTGGTTTTGTTGTCGGCAAGGACAAGGCGGGTAATCTGCTGGTTTTGGGCGGCAATCAAGGCAATCGCGTCAGCATTGCGGCATTTCCGACGTCCCGTGTGGCTGCGTATGTGTGGCCGTCTGTCGGCGGTGCGCCTCTTGATCCCGCTCCTGAGCGTTACAACCTGCCATTGGGCGGTGCGGTACTGAGCAGGAGCGAGGCATGAAAAAGTCTTTGATTGCTTTGGCATTGGCGGCATTGAAACCGCAGGTGCCTGAATTTGAGATTAAACCTGCCCGCGTGGGCAATCTGAAACAACATCCGAGCCTGCGCTTGGGTAAGTCGGGCGTGGCAGCCGCGAAACGTGCGGCGCGTAAACGCAAGGCGAGAAGGTAAGAAATATGATTGACGGTTGGGATGGTTATTAAGATGCGTATTTTCGACATTTTCAAAAACCCTGCGACAGGTAACGTGTCGCACTCGAAGCTGTGGGCAAACGTCGCCTGCGCGGCGGGGACGTTCAAATTTGTGATGTTGCCCGACCCGTCGGCGGAAATTTGGGCGGTGTATTTGGGCATCGTGGGCGGCTATGCCGTAGCGCGCTCGTTGGTCAGCGTGAAGCGTCAGGAGGTCGAGAATGAATCCGAAACTCGTGAAACTGCTGGCGAATAACTGGCAACCGATTGTCATCATCGCGCTTGTCGGCACGGGTTTGGCGGTGTCGCATCATCAAGGCTACAAGTCGGCTTTTGCCAAACAGCAAGCCGTCATCGACAAAATGGAGCGCGAAAAGGATCAGGCTTTGCGTCTGTCGGCGCAAAACTACGCTCGCAAGCTTGAGCAAGCCCGCGAAGAAGCAAAACAATCTGAAGCCAAGGCGCATGCCGTCGGCGTGGCTTTGGCACAAAAGCAGGCGGAAGTCAGTCGTCTGAAAACGGAAAACAAAAAGGAAATCGAAAATGCGCTTACTCAAGACCGCCAAAAAGCAGGCGGCGGTTGTATTGACGGCCTTGGCTCTCACAGCCTGCGCCTCTACGCCCGCGCCCTCGGCTACGGAAATTAAGATTGTTGAAAAGGCGGTTATTCCGACGCCGCCCGCCGCGCTGATGGTCGCGCCCGTACGCCCGCAACCGCCGAAAGACGGCAAGACAGCCACGCCGCCACAACACACC